GTGAATATAAACGTCGCAAACTTGTTAAACGGCAACTACATCTTGCTGTTATTCGTGGTGTTAGCGCTGGGGTTATGCCTGGGCAAACTGCGATTGGGGCCTATTCAATTAGGTAACGCTATTGGTGTGTTGGTGGTATCTCTGTTGCTTGGGCAACAGCATTTTACGATTAATACCGAAGCCCTGAATCTGGGCTTTATGTTGTTTATTTTTTGTGTCGGCGTCGAAGCTGGCCCAAACTTTTTCTCTATTTTCTTTCGTGACGGCAAAAACTACCTGATGCTGGCGTTGGTCATGGTGGGCAGCGCAATGGTTCTGGCGCTGGGGCTGGGTAAACTCTTTGGCTGGGATATTGGCCTGACCGCCGGGATGCTGGCCGGTTCCATGACATCCACTCCGGTTTTGGTGGGCGCTGGCGATACTCTACGCCATACCATCGCGAATAATCCGGCGTTGCAACATGCCCAAGATAACCTGAGCTTAGGTTACGCCCTGACCTATCTTATCGGGCTGGTTAGCCTGATTTTAGGGGCGCGATATTTACCCAAGCTTCAGCACCAAGACTTACCGACCAGCGCGCAGCAAATTGCTCGTGAGCGCGGCCTCGATACCGACAGTCAGCGCAAAGTCTATCTGCCCGTTATCCGTGCCTATCGCGTTGGCCCGGAATTGGTGGCTTGGGCTGATGGCAAAAATCTACGTGAATTAGGAATTTATCGTCAAACCGGCTGCTACATTGAGCGTATTCGTCGAAATGGTATTTTGGCGAACCCAGATGGTGATGCGGTGCTACAAGTCGGTGACGAGATCTCATTGGTCGGTTATCCGGATGCTCATTCCCGTCTTGACCCCAGTTTCCGTAATGGCAAAGAAGTGTTCGACCGCGACTTGCTGGATATGCGCATTGTTACCGAAGAGATTGTGGTCAAAAACAGCAATGCCGTCGGTAAGCGCCTGAGCCATTTAAAACTGACCGACCACGGTTGCTTCCTAAACCGCGTGATCCGCAGCCAGATAGAAATGCCGATTGATGACAATGTGGTACTGAATAAAGGCGACGTATTGCAAGTCAGCGGTGATGCACGACGCGTTAAAAGTGTGGCAGAGAAGATTGGTTTTATCTCTATCCACAGTCAGGTCACTGACCTGCTGGCGTTCTGTGCCTTCTTTATTTTAGGGTTGATGATCGGCCTGATCACCTTCCAATTCAGTAACTTTAGTTTTGGTATTGGTAATGCCGCTGGCCTACTAATGGCTGGGATCATGCTGGGCTTTTTACGTGCCAACCACCCGACTTTCGGCTATATCCCGCAAGGGGCGCTAAATATGGTGAAAGAGTTCGGTTTGATGGTCTTTATGGCAGGGGTCGGCTTGAGCGCCGGTGGCGGTATTAATAGCAGCCTGGGGGCCGTCGGTGGGCAAATGCTGATTTCCGGCTTAATCGTGAGTTTAGTGCCCGTGGTTATCTGCTTTATCTTTGGCGCTTATGTATTGCGCATGAACCGTGCTCTACTTTTCGGCGCGATCATGGGAGCGCGTACCTGTGCTCCGGCCATGGATATCATCAGTGATACTGCTCGCAGTAATATCCCTGCGCTTGGTTACGCAGGTACTTATGCCATTGCGAACGTATTACTGACCTTGGCTGGCTCGCTAATCGTTATTGTCTGGCCGGGAATATTAGGTTAGTGCGTAAAAAAGGAGACTCAAGGCAAAGCTAAACATTTTTTTAAGCTTTTTTCATTTGCCCAGAACTTTCTTACTGGACTGGGGTCTGATTTAATGCCACTGCTTTTCTTTGATGTCCCCATATTGAGGAGCCCGATAGTCCCGCCTTCTTAGGTTCAAGACTAGTCGGGTTTTTTCTTGCCTGAAATTCAAGCCATTATCTATCAATACCTTACAACCACCTCGCATAGCCATTGGCGATGAAATGGCGGCAGCCAACCAAAAGAGTATAGAAATAACTATCCGCACCTAGTCCTTAGGATTCATCACCGTTTTTGGAGTTCATAGTTACTCAAGTGCATAATCACATCGCATGTTTTCACTTCAACCTGAAAGTGTTTTTTATTGATATCTAATGCTTTTTTAATACTAGTTCTATCTTCATGTTTCATTTTCAACCCAAAATAAACCTGCTTAAGTTGGGTTCTTTTGAAGTCATAGACACCTGAACTACCAAGCTTGAAGCACCTAACCTCTTCTTCATAGCTCCAAGCCTTCGCTTTTGTCAGAAAGATTTTTGGTGTTTCATCATGACTTGTTAACCCATCCTTATTGTAAATTGGAGGTCTTACATCATCGTAAATGACGTCTAGCGGAAAGAGTAAATTCCCACTAACTGACGTTTTGCCCTGAAGAGCCATTTTTTTTATCTCTTCTTCAATTTTATTATCTATTTTGAATCCCAAAACACAGCCTGCATGGTTATCAGCATAATGTGCCCACATTGGCAAAATATAAGGGGACTTACTAAAACATGTAATGGCAAAGTTTTTTACTGCGTTCCTTCTAATTTCTTCACGGTCTATCTTCTTATATAACTCTTCTCTTTCCCTAAAATTTCTCTTAGCCGTTACTTCAGCATAAGGGTCTTGTTCATGCTGTATCCGCTTAATCATTTTATGGAACCCAGGTTTTGGGGTTGAGGCATAGGTGTCGTAAGGATCATTAAATTTATCCGGTGTTGTATACATCAATTTTCCACTCGTAATTATTCTCAATGCAGTCTCAACACCAACATATTTGTAAAACATAAGACCTTTCATCACTCACCATTATTTATAGTTATCAGAACACTAGTTAATATCGTACCTGTAATATATGTTAATGGATAAAAATTGTTACCTGCAAATTCAGTCCCCATAAACACAAGCAATCACGCTGTATTTGGTTAGGTAATACGTTATTACATTTTTCAGTATCAAGCATATCGACCGTCTATCTATAAGCCTTGTTCTAATTCCATACATTAATTTTCCCCTAAGCTATCTTCACATATTTTTGATGCATTACTCACATAATTTAGATTATTTACTTTAAATTCAATTGGATAGAATTTTACAGCGATCCACTTAGAGATCCAAAAACTGAAAAGCACTGAAATTCTTTTCAATCTTTTCAGTTGGCGAATTGCCGCAAAGCCCCAGCCACGGCGCGGGCTGGCGGGTTGTTTTGTAGGAATTTAAAACTGAAAAAACTTTATAACGCAAAGTGTGCAGGCGGGTGCGGTGTAGTGCCGTTTCCGTCATGATTACGTTTCTTTCGTGGTATGTTCCGCTACGTGTGCGGGGCGTGGCTGGCATGATCCATTTCGGGTATTGCGGTGTGATGATGGGTTTACTTCGTGGCATGTGGGGCTGCTGGCGATGGTTTTGGATGGGCGTAAAAAAGCCCGCGCGCGGCGGGCTGATTGGGCGAGATCGATTAGCCGATCACAGGGGAGTATTTACTGCGTAATCCGTCAGACTTGGCCCCGGTGGCGGTGATGCTCCCGGCGTTCAATGGGCCACCGGTATTATCATGGGTATGTGCTGCGGTCAGTGCTGCCAGCTCTTTTACCACATCCAATGTATCCAGCATGAGGGCCATGACGTTAATTTGCTGGCTACCAATCCACACCACCGGCGCTATCACATCCTGCCGGGCTGCGGCGATGCTGCTGCGGATATTACCAATCTTCTCTATCAAATCCTGCCCCACATCAGTGGTTAAGGTTTTGCCCACTTTGGCCATGTAATTGGCTTGGGTGGCCAGACTGTAATCCCCCTCGCTAATCTGCTGGATAGCACCGGCCAGTAAGGTGGCCGTCCCCAGTACCGTGATTTTATCGGTGGCCTGAACGGTGGTTTCGCGGGCCACCAGTGTGCGAATTTCATCATCGGCCGTTATCACCCGGCTCATGGATTCTTCACGGATCACCTGATCGGTTTTGCGCTCCCAGTCACCTGCCACCGTTACCCGCTGCGATACCCCATCACGCTGTTGCTGTAGCTGTTCACCCGGCTGCACCGTGGGCAGATTGTTACCCTGTGATAGCGTCTGACGCACAAACGGCTTATCTGGCCTGCCGCCGGTAAAGCCCACTTCCACCAAAGTACCCGCCGGAGGGAACTGGAACATGCCCGACTCGGCACCGGCCATTGGCAGAGGTAACGGCACCGCAGGGTAAACCGGCGTATCTGCCGCCGCCTTGCCATCATCATCCAGCAATTGCAGATTCACGGCATAGCGGGGCCGGAATGGGTCGGCCATATCGCCGCTGGTCACTGCTTCGCTTGGCCCCTCCACACGGGCCATTTTCGGCAAATGTAACCCGGCTGATAGCTCCGGGTAAGCATTATCAATTTGGCGCTGGATGGGGGTTTTCTGCAACGGCTTACCGGTGGTTTTATTGCGCGGCGTCCATGTCAGTACCAAATCATCATTATTCAGCCGAACGGTGGTTAAGCGCTGACCATTCAATTCCACACCGGGGCGCACTGATTGGATCATTGGCACCGTCATGGTATTGCCTGCCGCTGCTGCGGTACTGAACTCTGACGGAATATCTATCGGCTTACCGGCAAATAATGAATGTTGCCAACTGCCCATATAGACCGCGCCGTCTGGCAACTGATACCAGACATAATCTGCGATACCAAAGGCGTGGCCGATATTGGCCAACAACTGATAGCCGCTACCGCTATGGGTAAAATGCGGTATGGGCTTGTCGTTATAGTCAGCGCTGGCGGCAAGCTGGAACGTTAGCCCGCTGTTGTCGGTCAGCCAGTCGGCCAACTGGCGCAGGGTCGGGTGTTGCATCGATACCGGCCACATCCGTTCAAAAACGCCGGTTAACTCGCGCACAAATAGCCGCTGTGCACCGTTCTCTGCCGGTTGCGAGCGCTCCACATAACCGGTAAACCAGCGCAGCACCAACTCAGGGTAACCGGCATCCAGTCGCACCAGTTTGCCGGTGTAATCGGTGGTGGTTTCAGCGGTAATAAAACCGCGCCCGCAGGCGTTCAGCTCCAACACCAGATTGGCATCAACCAGCGGCACCACATCGCCGGACAGCATCAGCCTGCGGATCGGTTTCATGAGGCTGGCCCCAGTGCATCATTGACCGGTTTCAACACTTTGCGCTCAAACCAGCTTAACTGCTCGGCATCCTCGCCCGCATCACCGCCACCGGCCCCGCCTGCTGTCTGTTTTTGCGCGGCGGTTTTACCCCCGGCGCGGGCCTCGCGTTTCTCTGACACACTCAAAAACTCTTTGAGGGTGAAGGTCACCAGCCACGCCATTTTCCCATCCTGTTTCGGCGCATCAATCGCCCCGGTAAAGGTGGCCAGCCGAAAATTAATCGCCTGCGCCACCTGATTGGCCACCCGGTATTTTTTCAGTGCGCCGCCTGCGTCTTTGGTTTCAGCCAGTGCAAAAATGCGGGTTAATACCTCCGGGGTGCTAAATGGCACCAAACCGGATACGCGTAGCTCTTTGGCCTTAATGCCCTGCTCTGCCGTGGCGGTGCTGGATGTCTGGCCAGACTGGTCTTTTTCCTGAAATTGCATGGTAGGGGTCACTGTCAGCCCTTTTAACGGAATGGCTTCACCGTCCAGTGCCAGCATGACTATTTGAGTCATTTATCATCGCCTCCAGCGTGGTTAAATCCTCTCCGGCAAACAAGGTGGCCAGAGTAAAAACAGCATCCTGCTGCGGTACGTTCTTTTTCATTTCACTGGCCAGCGTGGCCGCGCTGCCGCTGGCGGTAAATACCCACGCCTGCGCACGGCCTGCCAGCAAACCATTTAATGCACTTTCCATGCTGGCCAGTGCCGCCGCCTTGGCGCTGGCAAAACCGGACAATGCCGACGCCAGCCCCGCCAGATTAGCCTCCGCCCCGGCGGCATCTTTGGCCTGTGCAATACGTTGGGCATTGATGGCCATGCGGCTGGTTGCGGTAGATAACGACTGCGGCAGCGGTAATCCGTTTCCGGCACTGGCCGGTAACTGCATTTTGGTGGTGGCCAGTGTTGCCGCTGTGCTGGCCATGCGGGCTACTTGCGAGAACACCGGCAACGGCAGTACCGCAGAAAATTGCGTGAGCGCCTGCATAAAGGCGGGATGATCAACGGCACACACCATAAATACCACCACCGACTGCTGGCCACCGCTGCCCGCCAGTTTTCCCGCCAGATGATCCACCGCGTTCTGCGGACTCAGATAACTGCCCGATTCCTCACTACGGCCGACGCCATAAACCCACGGGTGTACCGGCAACATAGCGCAATTGACTGCGGCCATATTGGCGGGGATGGATAGGGTTGCTTTACGCCACATCAGGCAGCTCCGGCCATGGTTGTGTAATATCAAGGCGCATTAAGGCAATACGATACTGTTTCAGTGCCGCCAGACGGTTAAGTTCCTGCTCGGTGCCGGTACCACTGACGGCGATATCTTCCAATGTATCCAACTCAACCGAGATAGCGCTCATCAGTTGTTTGCGCCGCTCATCTGCGGCGGCGGCAATTTCTGCATCCGTTGGGATACGAGGCACGACCTCGCCGTTTAAATACTCATAAGCGCCATATTCCAGCACAAAGTTTTCCGGCAGTGATTCCACTTCCACAATAGACAGTCCGGTGGGGGCGATGGCATAAACATGCTCTGATACCGTACAAACCACCCCTTGCGCGTTATAGCCGACTTTTATTGTGTCCTCGCTAAAGGTTTTTTGCAGTTCGTACCAGTCGCGCCCCTCTTCATCAACATGAAAAATAACGGTTCCTGATAATTCAGGGTCATATATTTGGGCTGATATCGTGAGATTTTTATAGTGCTGTAGTGTTTTCATTAGCCAATATCCCCGCCCATTTGCACCCACCCGCCAGCAGGTCGCTGCATAAATAATCCTCGATAATAAACAACTTGTGTTTGCCCATTACCATTCACGGTGACGCCCGTCAGGAATGTCCCTGCGGGCGACATCATATTGTATAGAGATGAACCCATTGCCACTTGGGCACCTCGCCCCAAAGCATAAACACCGTAGTCGTTAAAACGATTAGCGAGATGAGAGGAAAGCGCACCGCCCCATGCAGTGCCATGGACATTACCATCTACCGCTAATGCTGCGTGGCCCTCGGCGCGGCCCTCACCAGCGATAAGGTCACCTTTTGACAGTAATCGGCCAGCACGTATATCACTGCCAGCGGTTAACGCGCCGGGTAACTGAACATGGGTGCTTTGGCTGCTAATGGCATTAACTATGCGGCTATCATCACCCGCCGCCACCGTCCCGGCAGTGGTGCCGACCTCTAATGAGGCAGCACCTTTTACCCCGATGTTTTGCCGGAATAGCGCCACGTTAGGAATATCCGCGCCGTTGCGCTCTTTGGCTAACCGGGCATTGGCATTATCCATCGCTATTTTGGCCGCTTTTGATGTTGCGGCCAGCGTTTCGCTGTCGCTATCAACTGCGCTGCTTAACTGGGTAAAGCCTTTGTCATTGAGCGTCGCATCCGGGTGATTGCGCGATTTCTCATGCTCTTTGAGGGCGGCGTTAATATCGGCAATGGCTTTATCAAACGGATTGGCTTCGCGTTTATCTTCTTCCCCGCTGGCGGTAATTAATGCCAGTGAGGCAATGTAATGGGTAAAGCCGTTGGCATCGGTGTAGTCGCCAAAATCCCCGGCGCTATGCTTCACGCCAAGCTGAATAATCGGCGTAAATTCACTTAACACGCTGCCCTGATAACTGACATCGGCATAAACCACATTACCGGCGGCGGCTTCCAGCAACACATCATCAGCCAGCAAAGCACGAATACCGCCGACATAGGCCAGCCCGGCTTTCACCCGGTATTTATCGCCGTCTTTGCTCACTGAAAAACCGTCACTGAAAAAGGCTGCATGACCGTAATAATCCAGATTGGCCAGACGGCTCACCTCATCAATACCACGCAGCCGGGCGCTAAAATCAATCTGCCACGTTTGCGCCGATACGGTGATTTGGCTGGCCTCTGCCGCCCCGGCAAATTCCATCAAAAAGGTGCGGGTGATGTTGTTGCCCTGCACCCCGTTGGCGGTGGCAATTTTCTGCTGTGCCGGGGTATGCACAATCATGCACAGGGTATTACTGGCGGCATCCACCAAACCAATCCAGTTAAAAGTAAAATCGCCCACACGGGTATCCAGCACCACCGAATAGGCTACCGCTGAATCGTTAATCATGCCGTATTGCGCCACCACATCCCGATGCACAATCTGGCCATCAGCCGGGATCCCCTCATCGGGGTTAATGTCGGCGGTATGATCAAGCCCCGGAACATGGGCAAAAATAATGGTATCCGGGCGAGCCGGTAAGTTATTTAACACCTGTCCCGCTTGCCAGTGTTCAAATGCGCGGGTAATGACCGTTGCCATAGTAAATATCCTTATTTCAATTTCGCCGCATAGACTTCATGCGAATGCTGTAATTGGGTGGGCGTCACTGCCGCCGTGCCTTTGATGGTGCCGGGCGCGATGATTAATTTTGCAAGGTGGTAGCCATATTCATTGCTGAACTCCCCGCCGTGCATCGTCACCGTTCTGGCGTTAACCACTTGGAAAATGTAACGGCGGCAGGTGCGGCCGTACTGGCGGATCAGCGCCATCATTAAGGTGTTGTTTTCCGCTATCTGGTTATCATTCACCCGAATAACAATAACGTCCCAGTCATAGCCCGGCTGGCGTTCCAGTTGGGTTATCGCCCCGATATCCAAGCGTTTAAAGATGGCGCTAAATCCCGCTATCGAACCGGCGTCTGCGGCGTTAATAAAGGCGTATTGCACCCGTTTGCGGTACAGGCTCAACGGCTCACCATTAAAGCGACTGATATCGCGCTGATAGGCCAACACATTCAACAACGGCACCGCACAGGTCGCGGCATCCAACTGATTAAGCGGCCAGTTCAGCCAGCCATGCACCCACTGCCACCATGCGCGGCACACCCGCAGTAACTTGTTTGATTCGCCTTTATCCATCCATGACGGCAGGCGCAGGCTTGTTAATCGGCTAATGAAATCAGGCATTTTCAATCACCACCGTTAAGCTGTTCAGGCGCGGTACACTCAGATCACTGACAATATCGCTCAGTGAAAAACTCAGTGATTCAATCAGCGGAAACGTCTTATGCAGCTCTCGCCCCAGATTGGAAAATGAGAAGCGGGAATAGGGCCACGTTTTCAGCACCTTGTAATTGCTATTCTGGCGAAAGGCGCAGCGGATCAGGTTTTCACCGCCGCTTTCCAGCTTGGCCAACTCATCAGCGGTTAAATTTTGTTTATTGCTGACATACAGCGTCACCACTAAATCATGCTGGCTTTCCGGCAGCGGCATACACTGCATATCATCGCCATGGCCGTGATGGCCTTGCGCGGTGATATGGTCGTTGACCGCATCAATAAACGGCTGGGAAATCTCGCCGCTGTCCAACAACAGATAAGCGTTGGCAGTACCCGGCCCGCGCGGGGCATCGTGCAAAAAATAAATCCGGTCAATGGATAGCCCGACTACCCCCGCTATCATGCTGCGGTACACCGCATCGGTGTGATAGTTGCCTACCAGATTGAACTGATTGCGGCAGCGGTCGCGGAAATCATCATCTGACTCTTTATCAGCACCCGGCACGGTTAACCAATCGCCCTCGCTTTGTGCCCGTTCTATGCCCGGCACCGCCTGCGGCAAGATACGGTAGTAACCGGGGGCCAGATTAAACGCCCCGCCCACCTCAGCCGCGTTTACCGCGACCAACCCACTGACGCTACCGGCAGCAATAGCGGTTTCACTGCTTACCACCACGCTGTAAATTTTGCCGTTAATGCGTTCGGTCTGAACCATCGTTCCCGCCGGGATAACCACATCTTGTTGAATATCAGCTTTATAGAAGCGGATCATGCCCTGCGCAGCGGTGGCCGGTTTACGGCGGGCATTGACGCCCCAGCCAAACACATCCAAAAAAGTGCCGCTGGCAGTGGCCAGATACATATTGGCCAGCACGGTATTGATTAACACTTCGTTGAGCCATAGCACCGGGCGAGTGACAATGGTTTTTATCAGCCGCCAGAACGGCGACATATCCGAGGTATTGGTGATTAACCCCTCTTCTTCCACCAGTTCATCAAACTTTTGCCGAATATCGGCCTCGGTTGTCGGCATCCCGCTGTCTTTTAATACCTGCTCATAATCTATTTCAGGTTTATTATTCATAATCCGCACTTACCGTAATCGGGCCGAAATCGTAGGTATCAGCCGTTACCCATAGCCGTGTGGCCGTTTCTTCATTCACCACCACCGTGCCGGGAATAATGCGTTCATCATCTTCAATTAAAATAACCAACTGGGTGATCACATCGGCGCGTAATGTCGGACTGCGTTCCGCAATTAGTCGGGTGGTGAGGCCACTTTCAATAATGGCGTGAATACAGTCTTGGCCAATGCTAATGCGGTTATTACACAGCGTTGGCTCATTACCGGTATTTAATACAAAGTCACCGTCTTTTATCAGCAGGTCGATATACATTAATTCCGTCATTAATTTAATTCCTGCCACTCCATTAAATCACTCGGCGTCATGCCACCCTGCATATTAATATGGACATTCTCAATGCGTTTGCTGTTATCACTCACGGATTTAGAGTTATTACTGATTTCTTTATTAATCCCGCCTTTATCAATGTTGCGCATATGGCCACCGGTTAATAAGCCATTAGCGGAATTGATTGGGCTACTTTGCGGGGCAGCAATACTTTGTGCCTCAATGCTGACACCGGGAATAATATTCAGCTTATCGATAATCCAATTATAGGTTTCAGCAAAGGTACTTTTCAGCCAGTCCCATAAGCCACTAAACACATTACCGATACTGTCAGCCATGGCACTGAACCCAGCCAGCGGTGATAAACCGGTGATAGCCGATACCAGCCACTGCCAGCCGGATACAATCTTTTGCCATACGCCGCTAAATACGTCCCCGACAGCGGTGACCACCTCGGATAGCCACTGGAAAGCCGCGGTATCAGCAATAGCCGCTTTAATCTCATCCCAATACTTAATCAGGTAGTAGATACCCGCCGCCAGTGCCGCGATAGCCACAATCACCAATAACACCGGCCATGTCAGGAAACTAAAGGAGATCCCCGCTGAAATGGCCGCGATACGTAGCGCCAGCAAGACACCGCGCATAATGCGCATGGTAGCGTTAGCGGTAATAATCGCTTTGTTATACAGCCAGATGGCCGCAGTGTGGATTTGGGTTACCGCACACAATGCACCCCACAGCAGTTTTAATCCCATCCAGATAAACATGCTGATCCCCATCACCATATTGGCAATGGCACCGGCGGCGGCAAAACTCAACAGCGCCAGCATGGCATAGCCGATCAACCGGGCGATATTGGGGAATAACTGCATCCAGCGGGCGAATTTCTCCCCGATAGCCGACACCCGGTTCATAATGGGATACAGCACCGGTAACAGGGTTAAGCCCAAAATCACCCGCATCCCTGTCCAGATGGCCATCAGCCGCTCCCATGGGTCGGCCATTTTCTTGGCCATCTCACCGGCCCGTTTCATGCCGTCATTACTGCCCAACTCACCGATATTGCGTTTCAGCAAATCGACATTACCGTATAGCTGTTTAATAACATTGGCCCCATCCCCAAAGGCTTTATCCAGCTCGGTCTGCGCCTTTAAATTGCCCTCGATGGTTTTCCCGTAACGCCCTTGCAATTTCTCCAGCATTTGCGGCATGGTCAGCATCTGGTCAGAAGCATCCACAAAACTGAGTCCCAGCGTTTTGGCCCCGGCAGCGGCCCCTTTCATGTAGGTTTCATAACTGCCGCTGGCCTCAGTTCCCAAGGTTTTTTGCAACTGGCCCAACACAGCAAATTGCTCATCCATACCGACGCCGTAGTTAGCGCCAACCCCTTTGGAACCCTGCATCAAGTCAGCCATGGTCTGCATATTGACGCCAAATGCCTGCGCCATATACGCCGTTTTACCGGCCACCTCTTCGGCAAATTTCACTTTGCCAATGCGGTCTGCGTAGCCGTCAAACTGGTTATACATTTGCCCCATGTAGGCGGCGGCTTCGCTGCCGGTGGTTTTCATCCCTGCGGCCAGCACATTGGTAGCCAGGGTGAAACGGGGCAAATCACGGTCAGACAGCGTACCAATAGCACTGCGCACATCGGCACTGGAGCGCACCACATCCACCGCGCTGCGCCCATACTGCATACTGAATTTCAGTGCGTCGGTGCTCATCTTTTGCAAGGCGCTGTCACTCACTCCCTTGGCGCTGGCTTCATTAAGCGCCCCGGCAAAATCCGCCGCTGGCCCCAGTGCGCCCTTAATCCCCTGCACCACACCAAACAGGGCCGCACCGCCCACCGCAATTTTACCGAAAGCCGCTTGTGAGTGATCCGCGAACCCTTTCACAGAGGATTGCACCTGTTTTAACGGGCGCGTGATTTTATCAATCATGCTTAAAGTAAAATCGAGGTGTTTCATTAGTCGCCTTTAAATGCCAAGCCAATCCCATTGGCAATTGAAATACGGGTGTTATCCCAATAACGGTTATCCAACCAAACGGCACGGGCGAAACTTTCTATATCGTCATTTTCATGCGGTAGATAATGGCGGCGTAGAATAAGAAATTGTTCAATTGAATTACTTTCAATGGCCCGTAACCGTTGGGTTAGTTTTTTACTTCAATTTCCAATTTCGGCGCATAGACTTGGTTCACTTGGTCAACCAATTGCAAAGCTGCACCCGGTGTTTTTAAAATTTCGTCTAATGCTTCTTTGGTTTCTTTACTGATAATACGGCGCAGATATTTAAATGCCGGGGCAATTTTATTATCCATTGCCATATCATTAATTAAACCGTTATAAGCGGTAGTGTTTGGTTCAAAAATAAGTTCAACGCTACCCACTGCTAATACAATTTTATGTTTGTCGGCCATGTTATTTATTTCCTTGTCTCAGATATATTTCATTAATGAGTTGGTTGTGTCGCGCCGCGCATAAGGTATAAATACTGCGATAGGCGCGTAAGGCATTATCAAAATCATTACCGGTCGTACCGGTTAATCGGGGTAATAGGGTGCTGCATTTAGTCAGCTGATTTTCCTGATAAGGCACGTTCGGCGGCATCACTACTTTCGTTGAACAACCGGACATATTCATCAGTAGCACACACATTAGTAAACACCGGCTTAATAATTTCCGTATGAATAACCGGCTGGTACTTATCACTCTGCTGGCGCAACGCTTCCAGCTTATCTTCCAGTTGCCGGGCTGAATCACTGGCTATGCCCTCCGAAATTGTCCGGCCCTGTTCTGCCGCTGTGTTGGCGGCACGGGTAATACTCAGTTCCAGACGGTCATGCTGTAAATCATTGAGATACCACCCAGCCACAAATGCCGCCACTATCAGCGCCAGTATCTTGGCCATCAGCGCACCCCGTTATGCTCAAGGCTAAAGTGATTACCATCGGGATTAGATTTGAAGCGCCCGCCCCATGTCCCGCCCAACGACTCCCAATACTCGCCCAACGGCAAAAACGCCTCGCTTTTGGTCTGATACACCCCGTTAATAAACAGATTAAAATCCACTGCCAGCCGCGAAGTATGCAGACTGTTACTGATACCGGTTCCCGCTTTGGCATTCAGTTTGGCCTGCTCCGTGGTGCGGTAGGCTTCACCCAAGGTCAGACGGTAGCCCCGTTCCCCGGCCCAGCTAATTAACTGCGCAATCAGTTGGGTAAATAACTGCTGTTTTTCACTTAACGTCATGGTTTCTTTCCCTTTAATAAACTGCTACCCCGGCGGCGTAACCACAGTTCAACCGCCTGATGCCCGGCAATACCTGCCGCAGCCCCTAACCCGGTTACCGCCAGCGGAGAAATCCCCGGCACCCAAACCAATACTGCCGCCGCTGCCACCGAGGTGGCTGATCCCAATATCACCCGCCCCACAAACAGCCGGACAGTGATTGGCTCATCACTGGCCAATACCTTTCCCAGTGCAATCAGCCCACCTAAAATGGCCAGTCCGAGAAAAGTTTTTTCATGTTCCTGCATCCTTGCCCCCTAGCCGATCAGATTGCGCGTGGCTTCCGCTTCCAGATAGGGAATGCCGTTGATACGCACAAAATCCGGGCTGGTAATGAAATACTTAATTTTATGGGTCAGCACCGCCCCGCCTTTCGGGTCAACATCCAGCGCGGAATCAAATTTCAATTTCACGCCAAACGCCTCCACTTTCAGCTCTTCTTCCCCGGCTTTGGCATAGAACAAGATGTCAAATGCCGGGATACCGCGCCATGAACCGGCGCGTGAGGCTTTGGCGGTCAACTGTTGCAGCACTTTGGTACTGACTTCAATGTCCCCCTCGGCACCGACATCGCCTTTTACATCCCCATCCGGCACACCATTAGTCTGTGCCGGGCCGCTGTTATCGGTAATGGTCAGCCCGATTTTTTCCACATGGATCAAATCACCGTCCATATTGATATCCACCGACTGGCCAGAAATACGGGTACTCATTGGCTATCCTCCAGTGTGGTATCTAGCATCAGACTCACCGTGATACCTTTCGGGCATTCATACGGGCGAACCACAATATAAATCTCCACTTTGGTGGCGGTGCGCCACGTAATCACCACATCGCCCTCTTGTGGTGGCTTCACTTCACCGGGAAAGGTGATCCCGTTGATTTGTGTACTTTTGGCCATCTCGCGCAGTACCTTGGAAAAATAGGTTTTGTGCGCGGCAATGCTGCCGGGGCTACTGTTAAGTGAACGGTCTGCAATCTTGGCAATCGCCTGTAAGCGAATACGGCGGGCCGCTTTATCAACAATGCGTAGACTTTCAATTGCCTGATAATCCCCGCCCTCTACATCCAATGTGCGGCCATCTGCCCAGTACATGCCGTCATAGTCCGAGTACCACATTGGAACGCTGTAGCGCAGGGTTTCCAGCGCCTGCAAGGTGGCCAAATCCAGCGCCACACCTTTGCCATCCACTGGCTGCGTATCACTGCCCATTTCCAGTAGCGGGCCAGTGGCGACACGGGCCGGACTGTCTGCGATGGTCACGGTGCGGTTACATAAACGCCCGGCCAACACCCCCGGCTCATTGCCCCACAACCGTGGCACCAGTTGCACCGCCGACGCCGCAACACCCTGTTGTAATGCTGCCAGACGGGCCAAATACTCCGGCCAGCCCTCTTCGGCTTGCGGGCCATCAACGGCCAGTACGAACCACACCCAGCGGCCAAACTTGGCCAGCAATTCAGCCCGCAAGCTGGCGGCGTCGCTGATGGTGGCTTTATCGGCGGGTAACACCACCACTACGCCCTCAACACTGGCCACCAATTGGGCAGCTTTGACAGCATCCACCCATGCCTGCGGGTTAAGTTCTTCATTTTTGGCCGGTTGCGCCAGTACATGCACAAAGCCGTTCCAGTTCTGACCTGCATTGAGCATCGCGGCTTTGGTGCAGTTTTTTACCGCGCTGGCGTCCGGCCCCAGCAACACATCAAAATCCGTCTGCGTGTTCACCGCCAGCGTTTTCCCGGTGTTAACCTTACCGCTACCGATATACAGCACGGCCCGTTCAATCTCTTTGGTTTCACCCTGTAGCTGGTTTTTTTGGTCAATATTGACTTGTGGCCAACTCATCGTTACCCCTTCATATCCTGTGCTTTGACGTCCCAGCCAAACCCGATGGCCTGTAACTGACGCGCTAAGGCTTTATTAAAATCGTCGTCGCTCATGCCCAAGAACTCACGCGCCGGGACGTCCACTGTCCACGCTGATTTAGCCGCCTTGCCACTCAGTTTTTTAATCAGCAAACCCGCTTGGGCGAAACGCATTTTTCCTACAATTTCTTTGTAAGGCGGCTTGCGCCAGCGCTTACCCTGTTTGACCCGGTAACCCAAGGCCCGTAGCTTTTTGGCCTGTTTGACAGTGGAGGGCCGCTCCGGGGGGATTGATTTAGCCACGGCGTTGCGGTTAATGGTGACGTGCATCCCATTTTGTTGGCCGTACCCCACCACGCCCGCCGGTACTGGTTTTTCGCCGTTGCGGTAGCCACCGCCCTGTAAATAGAGCCTGACCGCGCTTATCTCCGGCATTTCACGGATATGCAGCAATTTCGGCATGTTGCGCAGCATCTTGCCGCGCTGGTTGGTCTGCCGTCCCTGCCACGGGGTGCCATCCGGTGATTGCTGGTTACGCACATTGCGCTTGGCCGCAACAATCACCCCGTACTTGGCCAACCGCCATAACAGCCGCTGGCGTTTTTGGGGCGGTAACTCCAGCCGTTTAAGTGCCTGTTGCAGCTCGGTTAACTGTTTTTTACTCAGTTCACCGTTGATAATCATCCGTGTTCACCAATCGGCGCACCCTGCGCATCCGCGCCAAATATCGCGCCATCCGTGGCCAGCCATAACTGCGGATCGGTCAGCCGCCATTTAGCCCCCTGAAAGGGGATATCCCCGGCCTCATCTTGTTTAATACTCAGTGATTCAGTGATGGCCATCGACACCACCACCATGGCGGTTTTATCGTCGATCACATCGATATCAATACTCGGTAATTCCGGCTCCGGGCCGTAATCGGGGCCATTCTCAATCATCCACACCAGCAACAAAGCACACAGGTTGCGCGGGTCATAGTCGCGATATGGAAAGCGCCCCCAACTCAGCACCGCATCAAACTGCATCAACGCCAGTTGATACTGATCCAGCCCTAAATCCCGCTGCGCCGGAATAAAGCGCAGTTCGTCCATGTCGCTGTTAAATTCCAGCTTGCGCAGCCGTTGCGGTAAGTTGCCCTGCACAAAGGCGGTTAATGACTGTAATTTGCTCATACTTGCCTCACGGTGACGCGCTTCAACCCTTTCATACGGCGGATAACAATGGATGACTCCGCCAGCAATCCCTTGCGTGTCTCGTCACTCTCCTGCCCTGGGTGTGACTCCCTGCGGCCAATCGTGGCAAACTCCCCTAACAGATCGGCTTTAGCACGGGCATAAACCGCTTTTTTGTACTGCGCACATAACAGGTTTTCAGTGTCGATACTGACGCCCGGCACCTCTGCGGCATGGCTATAACCATTCGCATGATGCTTCGCTTCAACGCTGGCTAAATCGCTGTTCACCTCTCCCGCTGCGGTAATCAATGCCTGTGCAACAGTTCCCGCATCAACATCAGCCGGGATAGTGCGCTGAACCTGAAATTCTTTAAGGCTCAAGTCTGGCCAGAACCCCACGTTTTTTAAGGTGGCATCCTGATAATCAATCGGTTTTCCGCTAAACATATGTTCTCCCGAAAAGCGGGCTGACCGGCTTCCACGGCACATAACACTAATGTGTATTGCCTCCGCCGCGCCCGCTCGGCTTACGGTAGTCTTTTATTCTTTTAGCAATGCCCGAATACGGGCGGCGATATTACGGCGCAAGGTGGTGACACCAATCTGCCGGTGAAACCCTACCGCCTGCGCCAGTAAGGCATCCGCTTGTTGTAATAACTCCACATCATCCAGCGCGGTAGCCCGTGGCTGACCATCGTTATCACGCAGTAGCAACAACCCAGCGAACTTGTACCACTTGGCATTAATCTCTTCATGCAGCCGCCACTTCTCGCGGATATTTTTGAATGTGCGAGAGAAATACGGCTCGACACTTTCCCCGCTGGCGGCGGCAATTTCGGCCCACTTCATCACGGTATCAGCGATAAATGCCGGTAACTTACTGCGGAAATTGCCCGGCATTTTCTGCCCCTGCTCGATGGCGATATCAGCCCAGTCCAGAGCCTGATCAAACTCATCCACATCAAACAACCAGATAATGCAGTACACCAAAATCGGGTTTTGATGTACCTCGCCACTGTCCAGATACGCCTGTGCAGTTGGAAGCCAGCGCGGTAATAGTTCGCTGCGCTTCATGGCTACCCGGTCACTGGTGACATCAAGGCTACGTACCCGACCAACATCATGTTCCAATGCCCGTAATTTGACGTGCAGACTGTGGCCAGCGTCCAACACCTGACACTCACTTAACTGCTTTTCAGCCTTAATACGGGCGGAATGACGCTGCGCGGGTGATAGCATGGCTTATACCTCTGGCCCGTCTTTGGCTTCTTCAACCTTGCCAATGGTGACGGCGGTTTCATCAAAGGCCGCATACAGCTCTGGCGTTTCCACCGCGTAGCCCTCCATGCGTAAGTAGCTATTTTCAAACTGCTTACGGTCATCAGAAAACTCAGCTTTGCGGTAACGTGTCCCTCGCTGGGTATAAACATGAAGATTGCTCAACATGGTGACCGTCATACGCTTGCCGGGGAAGAACGGCGGCACCATGGCCTGACGTCCGGCAATAGATTGCGATAGCATTTGCGCGGCAATTTTTTCAGTCGGGCGGTCTGCGGCCTGATAGAGGCGGTATTGCTCCGCAGCCACTAAATCAGCCCCAACCAACACCACCAGTCGCGGGTCATTACGGAATTCCTGCGGGATTTTGGCGTTAATCAGATCAGAGGCCATGGCATCCAATGATTTAAAATCACCACCGCTACCCAGTGTGATGGCATCAGTAACAATCTGATTTTTGTCATAGGTTCGTACCAGCTCATGCCAGCCAATATTGACATCTTCACCGTTCGGGTTATCCGTCGGCTTGGTGGTTTTCGCCGCCGATTTACCGTTAAAACCAATGCGTAGCACGTCCAGACTGAATGACTTATTGGTAAACGCCTGCATACGCTGGAAAAACTCTTCTTCACTCCCGGCATTGGCCCACACAGATAACATTTGGTATGTCAGTGACGCACCGGAATCTGTTTCGTACAGCTCATAGTTGTTACCATCAACACCCACTTTGCGACGAAAACGGCCCTCATCCACACGGCCCGTAAACAGCCCCGGATTACCTACGTTAACCACCTGCCCTTTAATCTGGTCAACATCTTCAACCACAATGAAATTAAGAAATTCATTGCTTTCCAACATAGCATCACGCAATTTTGTTTCTTTTGGGTCAGTCAATGAGAAATAACGTGATGTCTCTTTCACATCATTTGCCAATGCCAGCCCATCGAGGTAATTATTTAAATAACCTCGCGCTTTATTATTAAGTAGCATTTATTGCACTCTCTTTAATCAGAAATACGAAAACCCATTAAGCCAGTGCTTAATTAAAGAAACTCAAACGGCTTACGTGAATCGCTCGGTTTTTTACTGGGTAATTTAGTGAACTTTTTATCTAAGCTGCCCAACTTCTGAATAAACTGCGGCAAATTATCACGCAATTGTGCAAATTCTTTGGTGTCCACGACTTCTTTAATCGTTTCAACATCAGAATCCGTTTCTTCCTGACTGGTTTTTAATTCAGCAAGCTGGGTTTCCAATTCGCTGATTTTATCCTGCGCGGCTTTTAACTGTTCAGCCAGTACCGTGGCGGCATCATCAGTAATATCATTATCAGTTTCTGTAGTCGTGTCATTCTCATCAACTAAACCAAACTTGTGATACCATTTCTTTTTACCTTTCACACTGTTCCCCTTTACTGTCTTTTTAATATCATCAAAAACAATTGGCCGATATTGGCTATAACGTTTATTACGCAATCGCTTGTTAAACTTCATTTGGTCGGTATATACGCTGGCGGGTTCATCCGTTACCCCCATGCCCTCAAGATAGCTTTTGCCCGTCCCTCTAAAGTTGCCATCTTCGGTAAACTCAGCGGATGTAAAAAGTAATTTACCCTCGCCGTTAGCCGCAATGAGTGACAAAGCAGGACAAAGCCGGGCAAACATTTTTAATACACCGTCCTCATCTGTTTCCGCCTTTAATTCTAATACTTGCCCCACCGGGCCATAAGTACGCGAATGCTCCGGCCATAATTGTGCGGTATACATTCGAGGGTTATATAGCTCTACGGCGTCTAATATCCATTGCCTTTCAATATCACGTCCGTCTAATGTTTTCCCCTCGGCACAAACACACAACCATGTCGTTGTTAAATGTGAAACTGACATTCAACTGTTCTCCCTGATTTGTGATATTCAGTATGGCTAATTAAAACTGGCTTCGCATTCGCTTTAATTCTTATGAATTCGGATATAGCTACTTACCCGAATAAATAAGAACTGCCTGTGACGTTTGTTTAAATATATCTCGGCATAATAAAGGCTATGGCTAAATATTCAGATGAACTTATTGGTGTTGCACGGGCGCTTTATTTAAAAAGGTCAACACCTAAAGAAATCGCCAGTGATTTAAATCTGCCGAATGTGCGGATTGTTTACTATTGGGCGCAAAAATGGAATTGGGCTGATTTACTCAGCCATGAAAGCACGGAGGAAGCCATTGAACGCCGCTATCAATTATTAGTCGGGCGCGATAATAAGAGTGATATTGAATTAAAAGAGCTGGATATTCTGATTACCCATGCGGTGAAACTGCGGGCGCAGAGTAATAAGCATAAAGAAAAACTCGCCGCCGCCAAAGGGAGCAAACCGGCGCAGAATGATGGCGGTGATTTTGATGATGAGCGCCCGACGAAAAAACGCCAGTACCGCAAAAATGATATTTCCGGGCTGTCAAAAGAGGATTTTGACGTTTGGTCAGAAGAACACCTGTTTGGCTATCAAAAGCACCTGCGGCTAAATATTGGCGAGCAGGTACGAAATATCCTGAAAAGCCGCCAGATTGGCGCGACATGGTATTTTGCTTTTGAGGCCTTTGAAAATGCGGTGTTGACCGGTGACCCGCAAATATTCCTGTCTGCCTCCCGCGCTCAGGCAGAGGTTTTCCGCTCGTATATCGTCAATATTGCCCAGCAGTATTTTGATATTACACTAACCGGTAACCCTATCCGGTTGAGTAACGGCGCAGAACTGCGTTTCCTGTCTACCAACAAAAACACCGCCCAATCATACAGCGGCCATCTGTATTGCGATGAATATTTTTGGGTACCGAACTTTGCCAAATTAAATGAAACGGCCAGCGCCATGGCTACTCATGATAAGTGGCGCACCACCTACTTTTCGACGCCCAGCGCCAAAACTCATCAGGCTTATCCATTCTGGACAGGCGATGAATGGAAGCGCGGCAGTAAGAAACGCGCCAAAGTTATCTTCCCATCATTTGATGAAATGCGTGATGGTGGTCGCCGCTGCCCGGATGGCCAATGGCGTTATGTCATTACCATGGAAGATGCCATTCGCAATGGCTTTAATCTGGCCAGCCTTGAAAAGCTGCGTAACCGTTATAACGTTGATGCATTCAACATGCTGTACATGTGCGTGTTTGTGGACAGCAAAGATGCGGTGTTCTCTTTTGATGACTTGCAGCAAGCCGGGGTGGATGCTGCCACTTGGCAGGATCACGACGAAAAAGCCGCCCGGCCCTTTGGTAATCGTGAGGTATGGGGCGGTTTTGACCCGGCCCGCTCCGGTGACCTGTCTACTTTTGTGATTATCGCGCCACCACTTTATGAGGGCGAAAAATTCCGGGTACTACGGGTGATCCACTGGCAGGGGATGAATTTCCGCTATCAGGCTAACCAGATTAAAAAACTGTTCCAGCAATATCACATTACCTATATCGGTGTGGATGTGACCGGCATCGGCCAGGGTGTATTTGAAAACATCCAACACTTTGCCATCCGGCAGGCGGTGGCCATCCGCTATGGCGTAGAAACCAAAAACCGGCTGGTGATGAAAGCCGCCGATGTGGTGGAAAGCAAACGTATCGAATGGGACAAAGACCGCACCGAAATTCCCGCCAGCTTTATGGCCATCCGTCACACCACTACCGCCAGCGGCAATGCCATGACATTTGTTGCAGACCGCAGCGCGGAAACCGGCCATGCGGAGGCATTCTTTGCCATTGCTCACGCCCTCGACAATGAGCCACTTAACTACGAAAACAAATTAACATCCCGCTGGAGGCTAAAGAAAGCAGCATGAAACGCCCAAATAAACGCGCTATGAAGCGCCAAGATAACCACGGCAAAAACCGCAAGATGAGCATTATCAGCTTCGGCAAACCAGAGCCAATACTCACCACTGGCACCGATTACCGCGATATCTGGTATGACAATGACTATGACCATTACACCCTGCCGATTGACCGGCTGGCGCTGGCACAGTTGGTTAACCTCAATGGCCAACATGGCGGCGTCATTTATGCCCGTAAAAATATGGTGGCATCCGATTACCAGAGCGGTGGCCTGACCCATGAAGAGATTGAAGCCGCTATTTTTGATTATTTTACCTTTGGTGATGTCGGCATTCTGAAAATCCGTAATGGCTGGGGCAACGTGATTGGTCTGGCCCCCTTACCGGCGCTGTACACCCGCATCCGCAAAAGCGGTGAATTTGTGGTATTGCAGGAGGGTGAACCTCTTGTTTACCCGGAAAATGACGTGATTTTTCTCAAACAATACGACCCACAACAACAGATTTATGGCCTGCCGGATTATATCGGTGGTATTCACTCCGCATTGCTAAACAGTGAAGCGGTGATTTTCCGCCGCCGCTATTACCACAATGGGGCGCACACTGGCGGCATTTTGTATACCAGTGACCCGTCAATGACCGATGAAGTGGAGGAAGAAATTGAACGTCAGTTAGCTGACAGCAAAGGGATTGGTAATTTCAGCACCATCTTGGTCAACATCCCGAACGGTGACCCGGAGGCGGTGAAATTCATTCAAATGGGAGATATCAGCGCCAAAGATGAATTTGCCAATGTGAAAAATATCAGTGCGCAGGACATTCTCAATGCTCACCGCTTCCCGGCAGGGTTAGCCGGGCAGATACCGGAAAATGCTGCGGGTTTAGGTGACCCGGAAAAAGCGCGGAACACGTATCGAAAAGACGAGATTTTACCGGTACAACGCCGCTTTAGTGCTGCCATCAGTGCCGATCCAGAGATCCCGACACATCTACAGCTAAATTTTGATGCACAAACAGCAAACTCGGGTGCGTTATGAGCAGAAACACGTTAAAATTCCAGAAGTTCGCCACTTTTGGAGCCAGAAACATGCGAGTGATGAAAGTCTTATGCCCTGAATGCGGTGGCGCGGCCATTATCCGGAAAACCAACCGTAAACACCGGCAGATTTCAGATTTATATTGCGCCTGTAATGATGTGGAATGCGGTCATACTTTTGTGATGAATGTGACCTTTTCACATACCATTAGCCCCAGCGCTAAAACCGGGGATAAACTGATTAAAACCGTTGTCGATTCCATGAATCCACAGCAGCGGCAAATGATGCTTAACCTATTGCAAGGTAGCGCATCAGCCGCCTGACTACTGGCCTCCAATCTGGGGGCCTTTTTGTTGCTGCTTATCCAGTTCAATGGTCAATGCGGTAGTCATTTCGGCAATCCAGACTAATGCCAAATCCCTGTCCTCTTCATTGCACTGGTTATTCGTGACCAACCTTGCAACCAAATCAATGCGCTGCAAAGCTAAAGATTCAAAAAATAAATCCGTCACGACTTCCTCCATTCATCATGTTTATACTGTATTTATATACAGTATAATAAAATTAAGAAAATTGGAAACAGCTAACTGCCTGTTTCATCAGAATTTCATGAGCGAAATCAATTCCAGCCCGGCCAGCGCTGGTGTTCTGGCCGTGGGGCCACCTCTTCTAACCGACCATTATTTAACCTTACTGAGCGATCACCGTAAAATTGCAAGCTGCTGCCCCGTTCCAGTATCGCGATTTCTTCCTCATCACCCAAAAAACCTCTAAGACATAATTCTTCTGTTAATCGTTGCCGGGTATCCGGCGTACAGTTATTGACAGAACTCCTAGCGGCGGCGTTGCCGCCAGAAAAAGCCAAACCCCCGGCCTGCGCTGCGCTTTCGGCCAACTTCGGCACAATCTGCCACTTAACCAGACGGGTGCAAACGGCGGAGTCCTCCCCCAGTAACGGCGAATAGATACCCAAAACCCGTTTAACGTCTTCGGCATAGATGTTGCCCATTTCGGTGATTTCATATGACAGGCGCACGGTCAAACAATCCCGGCTCACCATCGGCCCGCCCTGAAACTCGGTGTAGGCGTACCAGTTGCCCACATCAGCGGCAAAACGCACGTTATCCATATCCTGATCCGGCAGTATTTGCCCGTCTCCGGGCAAGCGGCGTAACTCGCGCCAGACAGTGACCGGCGCACCACCGATTTGCTGAAACTGCCGGATACGCCAACGGCTGGCCCATGCGGTGACGGCCTTGGCCATCTCTCGCGCATTACCGCCCGTCTCGCCGTCTTGCTCATCATCCAGCGCGTAACCATCGATATTCTTTGAGATATATTTCGCGATATAGCCGGTTGCACTGCCCTTGGCCGGATCAATAGGTTCAGCATGGAAACGGGCCTTCAGTGCTTCGGGGCTTTGTAACGTTTCGCTATCTTCTAACCGGGCGTAATAGCAAAGAATGTCACGCACCTGATCAACGTGTTGCGGCAGCATAAATAACAACACATGCCAGTGTGGGGTGCCATCGTGATGCGGCTCTACCACCCTAAAACCAAAGACATTAATCCCGGCGCGGGCAAGCGCAGCACGGGCTTTAGCCCATACGCTGCATAAGTATTTTTGTGTCTGCCGTGGGCTGGCCCCATTCCAGTTAGTCACAAAGCCACCACCGTGATACACCGCATGATATTTAGACGGCGCGGTGATGGTGTAAAACTCCCCCACGCAGCCCATTTCATTGGCTAAATCTTCAAAACCTCGCATTCTGACCATTAGTTCACATCTCCGTATTGCGGGATTGGCGTTGCTGCCATTCACCATGTCTTCTAACGAAACCCGTTCACCGTCCTGATTTTCCAACTCAAACGCTTTGAAAAACTCCCGGTTACGTCGTTTTTGCTCTACCCATTCGGCCATAGTTGAGCGGCTAACATAGGCTGACGCTGATTTCTGTACTTGCCCCACAGCAATGGCCATATGTTCCCGGCGCACATCACGCAGGCGTTTTAAACGCACACGCCACCAATCCGGTGCCATCATGCGCAGTAGACCGGATTCAATTTTTCGCGGGTTGATTGTCTTGCGGCTGGAATTGAATTCCCGCCAGTAGGGCGGTTCAGTTCCCACTTGTTTGCTGAGTTTTACAAGGCAGATATAAGCGCGTTGGGTACGCTTCCAGAGTTCTGTTGGGTCGCTGCTCTGCCCGGTGAAATTGCGTTCGATATAGTCGGTAAAACTCTCAGACATAAAATCAGCCACCCGGTGGGACAGGTTGCGTAATTCATCACGGCCAAACGATGGTAGGCGTTCTAAATCATCGGCAAAAGGCCACGGCAAAAAACCGGGCGCTTTGATAACTGGCTGATACTGGCGATTAACCATCTGTAGACGTGGCAATACATTCTCGCCCACCGTAGTGCGTAAGAATGTATTGGCATGGCGACGGCCTTTTGATTGGTACAGGTTGAAATAACGATCACCAAAATAACGAGCCAGAAATTGGGGCATCCCGCCTAAATACTGGCTGCGCCATTGGTGGTCGGTAGGGTTCTGAACAAAGAGTTCGTCTTCGGTGATGCTGATATCTTGCGGTCGGCGTAGCCCCTCCGGCTCCCGGCTGAACTCACCATTAAAAGGTAAAGACAGGGATAAAATATCCCCGTCCACAAAGTCATTTACTGGGCGCTGGATGGTAGCGGTCATTCGCAAGCCACAGCATCAGCAAAATCAACACCAAGCCAAATAAGTGATTCGGGTATTCTGCCTAGAATTAACTCTTCCGCAGACTTACGGCTATCCGCTTTGCCACCACAACTACGGCGGGCAGTGACCGGGCTTTTAAAGAAGTCGTGATAAAGATCTCGTACCAGATGATTGTCATTGTTGGACGCAACAACATGGAAGCCACGCGCCGACAAACCACGCAGCTTATAAGCCAATAGATGATGCTGGTCATAACCAAATTTTTCACTGTGGTAGGCAGTGAATTCATCCGTGCGCGAATCAGCGGGTAAGTACGGTGGATCACAATAAATACCATCGCCCGGCTGCACCATATCCAGCGTTTCCTCAAAGCTGGCACAGATAAAAGTGGCCCGTTTTGCTTTAACAGCAAACGCGCGGATTTCAGCTTCGGGAAAATATGGCTTCTTGTATTTCCCATAAGGGGTATTGAATTTGCCGGACTGGTTGTAACGACATAGCCCGTTATAACAATGGCGATTCAGGTAAAAGAAAATGACTGCGCGGAACAATGGGCAGGAGTTAATTGATGAATTAAACATCTGTCGAATTGCGTAGTATTGTTCTGCGGTATTAGCAGTAATAAACAATGAACGGGCCATATGAATAAACTCATCCGGCCTTTCTTTTAGCACCTGATACAAGCCAATGAGATCTGGATTAGCATCGGCAATTAAATAAGCCGGGTAATCCGTATTCATCATCACGGAACAAGAACCGGCAAACGGTTCAACCAGCCGAGCGGTAACAGGTAAATGAGGCCGCAGTTTAGCCATTATTCCGGCTTTACTTCCAGCCCATTTAAGCACAGTACGAGTCAGTTCCATGCTGCACCGCCTTGGCTGTTCAGGAACTCCGACTCTTGTCGCAATAACTCAACTATTTCAGTCGCCGTCATTCTATTATTTGCCGCCTCAGCAGCCAGACGATCTAACCGGGATGAGCACTTATCAGCAACAAGGCGCATTCCCTCATGGCGGGCATTATTGAGCATTTCTGTCAGGCTGAATTTGCACGCAGGTGCTTCTTTTAAATCATTACGTTTCACTTTCATGTTGTTTGCTCCGAATTTAGGTAATAAAAATCCCCGGCCACCGATGGGAAGCCGTTGGTATTTATGGTGTTGGGTTAATTAATGCAGTTGTTGGGTAGTGCTGGCTGATGCACAAGAGTGGTTAATTTGCGTCAAGCCGTGGATCTCAATGGTTCTATTCCACCAGTTATTAATCATGCAGGTTAAAGAGCCTAATCCCAGCCAACCGGACATATGATAAATGGCGCGAATAGAGGCCAGCGCTTCGACCTGATCACTATTTGATTCAGCCTCACGGTATGCCCGGCACCAAAATGCGGCATGAGCAGAAAACCATTGGTGTGGGTTAGTTAGATGAATGGTGTCATTAAACATAATTGGCTGTAGTTCGACGCTGTTACCCGCTAACCGACATTTACCCAAGAAGAATTGCGCGTAATTATGGGCCACGCCCCAATGGCTAAAATCGTCTAACAGGCCGTTTCTATCTACTGATATTGCTTTCATCGTGTTCCCTTAATTATCGGTATAATGCATATTGACCATCGATTGGGCTGCAATCATTTCCGGGCCGTACGTTTTTACTGGTGCCGGTTGATGCGGCGGCTTCCGGTTGCGCTTATTCTCTTTTACAAAATCCAACGCACCCACTTGGCCGAATGTATCTACCAGCGCTCGCAATCGCTGAATCCCTCGCTGTAACTGGTGTAATTCCTCTCGGGAAAAATCATCCCACATATACCGGCAGTGCTCTGATTTCATCCCTGCGGAGTGGAGTAAAATCCCTCGGTGCTGTGCCGGGAGCCTTTCCCATATCACCCTTGCCCGGCTGTGACTGCCGGTCACTTTGTTGCGGATAATGGCTATCCATTTGCTGTTATTGGCTGACATGGTTACCCCCTTAATCCCATCAAACGGAACCACCACCGGCGGCGTTTTGTTTTAAGGATGGGTTTACGTGATTCCCCTAGAAACGTCACTCGACTGGTACAAGGTTGCCACCGCTGGCCGTTTGGTAATTCAATCCAGCCGTGGCCAAAATGGCTTAATTGTTGGCTGGGTGATTGTTGTTTCAGGTAGTTAGCGAAAACTTTCATAAATTCCTCAGTTCAGGCCCGGAACCAGCCCGCTAGCGCTGATAAAATCAACCGCTGCGGCCAGTGCTGGCGTGGATTGGAAACGCGCTTCAACCGATACAACAATCAGCGATAGGTCACGAATAGCCTGATTCGCACGGTCAAGAATGGCGTTTCTACGGGATTGCGTCATAGGCCCAGCGGTTACGGTTTCACCGGCAATAGCACCGATTGCCGCCGTAGCACTAAGGGTATGCATAGGTAAATTAGTGGGATTGGCTTCATTAACCGGTACCGCTGGTAAACATTGCAGTTGAGACAGTAAGCCATCTAACAGCGTTGGATCTTCGGTAATGTCAATGAGCGTCAACAGTTCGATGCAGCTCAACTGGTGCGGCTGGTCAGGATTAAGTTTGTTACGCAACATTTGCGGCTTCATACCGATTTGCTCGGCAACCGCCGTTAAGTTGTTATTCCGAGCAAAAGCACGGCATGACATATCAAAGCGCGGGTGTTTAGAAAGCTGGAAATCAAACATGGTCGATACCCTCCCAATAACGCAATATCGAACTAGGCGATTGCAATATCACAATTCGAGAGAGCATCTACGGTGAGTGCGGCCATGTTGATCATGACTTTTTCACGCTTCATATCTTTATCTTTCCTGAGGCGATGACGGGTTAAACGGCCATCGGCCAACATCGCTTTGATAGTTTCTGAATCCAGACCGGTTAACTCGGCATATCTCTCAACTGTGACGTGAGGAGTTAGAAGAGTGATTGAAATATTAGGTCTCATGATGCAACATCCCCTATTCGCTTGTGGTGAGCGGTAGTAAAGATTAATAACGGGTGGTTATTCACTTTCCGAGATGAATTTAGTCTCTCGAAAAGTGAATGTCAATCAATAAACTTCACTTTTCGAGATGAACATGGATCTTCGACGTGGTGGCCAAGCGGCAATTGACCGGATGCTGGAGGCTTATGGCTTCAGTACAAAGCAGGCTTTATGTGAGCAATTAGGCATATCTGCCAGTACATTAGCCAACCGTTATCTACGTGATACTTTTCCCGCAGACCTCGTGATTCAGTGTGCTTTAGAGACTGGCGCATCACTGCGTTGGTTAACTACTGGTGAGGGCGCGATGTATGAAAATGCTAAACAGCTTGATATCGTGCAGATTCCGCGCCAAAAGTTGTTAGACGGCAAACTCTACGATTCAAATTTCTATATGTTCGATAAGGCGTTCTTGCCTGATGGATTGAAAGACCCGGTTGTTATCCTTGATGGTGATACCACCTATATTGCTGATCGCAAGTTCGATGAAGTACAGGATGGAAAGTGGGTTGTTGATATAGAGGGAACAATTAGCGTCCGAGATATTATCCGTATTCCCGGTGGCAAAGTACGGGTTGAGGGCGGGAAGTCAACATTCGATTGTGGGATAAATGAAATCGAAATAATTTTAAAATTAACGCTGCACATTACTTCTTTATAATTTTATACAATGGAAGAAAAAATGAGTGATCGCATGTTAAAAAAAATAAATGAAATGGCTGAAAAAGGGGTGTTGAATAGAGATGATTACATCCATTTATATAAACTTGTCGAAGATGGTCAGTGCGAAGGGATAGACGAAGCCATAGCTATTATAGAGCAAAATCATGAAACAGAGTTGAATGAAATTAGGAAGAAAAACATTGTTAGCAATGGATTATTAAATAAAGATCTAAGTGGTTTAATCGATAAATCAGACAGCTTTAACTCTAAGTTATATAAGATTGATAAAAAATTAGAATCCATGCATGAACTTAATTCAAAGTTGGAAGCTGATAATGCTAAATTATTAAAAAAAATCAACGCTATTATAACTGATAATATTCAGCTTACTACTGAAAACACAGAACTTAAGGCCCGTTCACAACAGCAAAAAATTGATGAAAAGATACCAAGCTATGTATCCAAGGTTAGTGGAAAATTAGATAAAGATGATCTTTTTTTCACAAACATGGCACGTAATTGGTCAATCCTTGGAATTATTGTTACCTTTTTGGCTGTTGCCGCAGCATTTTATACATTTAGTCAGGGAACTCACTTATTGACGAATAATGAACAAATTAAATGGGTGAGCATACTATATATTTTCATTCGAGGAACATTAGGTATTGGCTTACTTTCATGGCTCGCTCTCGTATGTTTTTCAAACTCTAGAAATTATACTCATGAATCAATTAGAAGAAAAGATAGACAGCATGCTTTAAGTTTTGGACAATTATTTTTACAGATTTATGGTTCTAGCGCTACTAAGGAAGATGCAATGGAAGTATTCAAGGATTGGAATATGTCCGGAGAGTCATCATTCTCAAAAGGCGCAGAGACCCCGCCAAATATGTTGCAAACACTAAAGTCTGCGATGCAGAGTGTAAATAAAAACAAAACCACTGGGAATGAGTAAAATCATTTGAACATGGAGCTAGATAATGGAAAATTTAAAATATATTCCTTTTAGTGAAGTTAATTTTGATGATGTTTTTTTTGATTCATTGAAACAAGATTATATACATGGTTTTCTTACATGGATCGAAAATAAAAAATCATCTAACAATGACTATGCTTATGTTCTGTACTCTGACAGCAATGATATTGAAGGGTTCATGTACTTAAAGGTAGAAACCGGCACTGTAGATGATGTTGAACCACACATAGTAACCAACAAACATTTAAAAGTCGGTACGTTTAAATTCAATCAAAAAGGAACGTCACGAGGTCAGCGATTTTTAAAAAAAATATTCGACCATGCATTAAGAGAAAAAGTAGATGATATATATGTGACTGTTTTTGACAAACATAACATTTTAATTCGCTTATTTCAGAAATATGGTTTTTTACGATATGGTGAAAAAGTTTCTTTGAATGGCACCGAGAATGTTTTAGTCAGAGAAATGAATACATCCCACCTTATTGGAGATATTTTTTCCGACTACCCATACATTAACAATAGAAATAATGAAAATAAATACATACTTTCTATATATCCAACATTTCATACAAGGCTCTTCCCTGACTCAATTTTAATCACCGAGTCTCCTGATATATTAAAAGATGTGTCATATGCAAACAGCATCCGAAAAATATACATTTGCGGCATGAAAGATGTCGAATTAATGAAACCAAATGACATCATAGTAATATATAGGACAAGTGATAATAAAGGGCCAGCTTATTATAGGTCTGTAGTAACATCTCTTTGTGTTGTAGAAAAAGTAAAAAATATAAATTCATTTGTTAGTGAAAGGGAGTTTATAGATTACTGTCTTAAATTCAGTGTATTTACAGAGTCCGAATTGAGTGGGTTTTATAAAACAAAAAAATATCCATATATAATAAGTTTTACATATAACGTAGCTTTACCGAAACGTTTAAATCGTGCTACACTAATAAATGAAGCAGGGTTAAACCCTAATGCCTATTGGGGTGTTATGAAATTAACTGATGCAGAATTTAATAGAATATTAGAATTAGGTAATGCAGATGAAAGTATTATTGTCGATTAAACCTGAATTCGTAGAAAGAATTCTTGATGGCTCGAAAAGATTTGAGTTCAGAAAAGGAGTCTTCAAAAATAGCAACGTTAAATCAGTTGTTATTTATGCGACGATGCCTATTGGCATGATTGTCGGTGAATTCGACATAGCTGATGTAATTGAAGATACTCCATCAATCGTTTGGAAAAAAACACAGAAGTATGCCGGAATAAGTAAACATTTTTTCGACAGTTATTTTGATAGTAGAGAGCGTGCAGTTGCCATACAAATTAGCAATGTTCGCAAATATGATACTCCTATGTTGCTAAGTTCTTTAGGTGAAAATATTTCCGCGCCTCAATCATACCGTTACTTACCTAATTGATATTAGCGGGTAGTTACCTCAGCTACCCGCTAGTACTTCTCGTCCCTTTCTTGTTTACTCTTTCCAAATCAAACATTGACCACTGTCTATACATACAGTTAAATACCTCCTTATCTTCCAAGGGGGTTATCAATGTCAGTGCGCAAACAACCAACAGGCCAATGGTTATGTGAGTGCTACCCGGCTGGCCGTACAGGTCGCCGGGTGAGAAAAATGTTTGCGACCAAAGGTGAAGCCTTAGCATTTGAACGTTACACCATGGATCAGGTGAACAATAAGCCTTGGTTGGGAGATGCACCAGACCGCCGCACATTAAGCGAGATTGCCGAACTTTGGTATAACCTGCATGGCCGTTCTCTGGCAGCCGGTGAAAAAATTTATAAAAAACTAGAATTGATAGTTGCCGCGCTGGGTAATCCCCCTGCACATAGTTTGAGTGGCAAAGATTTTGCTCACTATCGCTCTAAGCGTTTGTCTGGCGAGATTTACTTCTCTGAGAAATGGAAGAAAGGCGCAAAGCCGGTAACCGTGAATCTGGAACAAAGTTTTTTGAGCGGTATGTTCAGCGAGTTGGCCAGATTAGGGGAATGGAACCTACCGAACCCATTAGACAACCTGCGTAAGTATGCAGTGGCAGAAAAAGAGATGGCGTGGCTCACCCATGAGCAGATTAAAACGCTATTGGCCGCATGTAGTTTTGGCCGGGTAGATTTGCCAATGGTGGTAAAAGTTTGTCTCAGCACCGGGGCGCGATGGAATGAAGCGGAGAAACTCACCCGCTCACAAGTTAGCCCTTACAAAATTACCTTTGTCAGAACAAAAGGTAAAAAGAACCGTAGCGTGCCAATCAGCAAAGAACTTCATGACGAGTTAGTCGCGTTAGAGGGAGACCGTCTGTTCAGTGAATGTTATTTCCGCTTTATGGCCGCAATCAACACCACAGACATTAAATTACCCACTGGCCAACTCACGCACGTTTTGCGCCATACCTTTGCCGCTCACTTTATGATGTCCGGGGGCAACATTCTGGTATTGCAACGTATCCTCGGCCACAGTGATATTCAGATGACAATGCGTTATGCTCACTTCGCACCAGAGCACCTAGAAACCGCTGTACAGTTCAACCCGCTAACCACCATGAAAGCTGGCGACAAAGTGGCGACAGAGGTTCCCCCTCCCTAGTATTTACTACCCCTCAATAACTAATCAACTCATTGTATTCATTGTATATTGTTGTTTTATATAGAGTAATGAGACTATCGGGTTTTTTCTTGCCTGAAATTCGAACGCCCCATTCCTCCCCTTAAGGCTTTCTTAAGACAAAATTATTACAGTAGGAACATCACTACTTCTGCTCCAGGCTATTTC